GACTCCTGGATCAACTTTAAGCAATAAAGCGATTGTTACAGCTGTTTCAAACGCAGCTCCATTTACAGTAACTGTAGCTTACTATGAAGCAACTCAGGCAGCTTTTGCAGCAGCTTCAACAGTGAGTATATTTATTTATGGATCTGAATTTAAGAAGGGACAAGAAGGTATGTCTGGCTCTATTGAGGCTCAAGACTTTATCTTTGAAAATTCTCCAATTATCATTAAGGACACTTACCAAGTAAATGGTTCTGATATGGCACAAATTGGATGGATAGAGGTAACTACTGAGAACGGTGCGAGCGGTTATTTATGGTACCTAAAATCTGAGCACGAAACAAGACTTCGTTTTGAAGATTACTTAGAAACTGCGATGGTTGAAGCGGTTCCTGCAGCAGCAGGTTCTGGTGCAGCGGCAGCAGGTGGTGTAGTAGGTAATAAAGGATCTGAAGGAGTTTTCCATGTAGTAAATACACGAGGAAATGTATGGAGCGGTGGTAACCCAGTTGCTCTTGCAGGATTCGACTCAGTTATCCAGAGACTTGATAAGCAAGGAGCTATTGAAGAAAATGTTATTTTCTGTAATAGACAATTCTCATTTGATATTGACGATATGTTAGCGGCACAAAACTCTTATGGAGCGGGTGGTACTTCATATGGTTTATTTGATAATGATGAAGAGATGGCTCTAAACTTAGGTTTCACAGGATTCCGTAGAGGTTATGATTTCTACAAGTCTGACTGGAAATACTTAAACGATCCTACTATGAGAGGTGGTTTAACAGGTGGTGCAATCAATGGACTTATGGTTCCAGCTGGTTCTACTACAGTATATGACCAAATCTTAGGTAAGAACGCTAAGCGTCCATTCTTACATGTTAGATATAGAGCTTCTGAAACTGAAGATAGAAGATATAAAACTTGGATCACTGGTTCTGCTGGTGGAGCAAGAACATCTTCTTTAGATGCAATGACAGTTAACTTCTTATCAGAAAGAGCTGTATGTACTTTAGGTGCAAACAACTTCTTCTTATTTAGAGACTAATAACTGATAATTAGGGGGAGGACTAACCTCCTCCCCTTTTTCTTAACTTTAATTAAATTATAATAAAATGAAAAAATCCAAAAAACCTGTTGCAAAACAGTATAAACTAAAAAGAGAGGTAGCACCTTTGTGTTTTATGTTAAACTCTCACCACAACAAAAGATCACCTTTACTTTATTTTGATGAAGAAACTGGAGAAAACAGAGCTCTTCGTTATGCAAGAAATCAAAAAAGCCCATTTGAAGATGAGCAAGATGGTAATGCTATTATGGAGCCTGTTATTTTTGAAGATGGCTTTTTAAATGTAGAAAGAAATAATCAAGTGTTGCAAAAATTTTTAGATATTCATCCTGGTAACGGAATGATATTTGAAGAGATAAATGAAGCTAAAGATGCTGCTGAAGAATTAGAGATAGAAGAATTAGTTCTTGACGCTCAAATTTTAGCAAGAGAGCTCGATATTAAAATGCTTTCAACTTTAGGTAGAGTGCTTCTTGCGGGAGATACAGATAAATTAAGCACTGCTGAATTAAAAAGAGATATGTTGGTTTATTCCAGAAACTATCCAGCTGAATTTATTGACGCTTTAAACGATCCTGCTTTAGAGGTACAAGACAATGTTGTAAAGTTTTTTAGAGAAAATTTACTTATGCTTAAAAATAAAAACAGAGATGTTTATTTTAACTTAACTAAAAATAAAAAGAAACTTTTAACCGTTCCTTACGGAGAAGATTATTATGACATTGTAGCCTCTTATGTTCAAACTGACGAAGGATTAGAAACATATAAGCTTCTCACTAAAATGCTGAAGTCTAAATTAAAATCTGTAGATTAAATCTTAAGAAAGAGCACCTTAAATAGGTGCTTTTTTTTTATGTATCTTTGCACTTTATTAACTTATTAAAATTATTAATTATGGACAAATTTTTAGACACTCCCGTAACGAGTGAATCAAACATGCTGATCAGTTGTTCTGATGTAATCGCTATACAAACAGGCGATGCTTCAGGTGCTGATGATGCAACAAAAACTACTATTTTTTACAATAGTGGAAACTCAGTAACATTAACTCATGGATCAGTCTCCACTACTTTAGAGATGAGAGACTCACTACAAAATGCTATGGAAGAAGCTTTAAAAACTTCTTGGACAGAGGTTGCATTCGCCTATGTACCAGCTAAAGCAGTATCCGCAGTAGCAGTAGCCTAAGTAAGATGTATAGATATATTAATTTACCCGTACAAATGTATGCAAGTTCTACAGCAACGAATGCAGCTGCTGCAGACTCTGGTACAACTGATGCGGCTACCGCAGGAAAACTTACTCAGTCAGGTCAAAACTTTTTAACTACAGTTAGTGTAGGGGACTACGCTGTAATTACAACAGCTGTTTCAGGTTTTGCAGTAAGAACTTACGGTTTAGTAACTGCAGTAGACAGTGATACAGTCTTAAGTATTAGCGGGACAGGACTTCCTGCTACAGGCACAGGAGGATTATCTGCAAGTGGTACTGCTTATTCAATTATAGCAGCAGCAGATGTTTCTAAGTGCGTATTGTCAGGAGCTAAGTTTACTGAAAATGTAGCAGCTGGCGATGTAGTTTGTAACACAACTACTAATCTTAATTATGTAGTAGCTAAAGTAATTAATGACACCACTATTCTTTTATCAGGAACTAACTTCGGTATACTTACTGGAGATGGCTTCTTTGTATTAAGTGATAGAGGATCAGTAGGTGCAACTAAAATTCGTTTAGACAATGCTACTGAAATTAGAGGTAATGCTTCTGATGGGCAGGTAACTGTTCATTACAAAAGAGGAGCTACAAGTCAAAAGTGTGCTATCTCAATGGGAGATACTGTAACTGATGACGCTTATTACTTAAAATTTAGAGAAGTAGCTTTAGACATTATGAAGTCTCGATGGACCGTTAATTCAGGAACTATGCCTTTAATGCCATCCAGTGGTACTCAAGGTATCCAATGGGTGGGTTCAGTCGTTTTCTCATAATACTTGTTTTATGTTAGAAGGAGGGGTCTACAAAAAAAGTAGACCTCTTTTTTTTTTGCTATCTTTGTAGAAATATATAGATAGGTATGGCGAACATAAATGAAGTCAGAAATACGGTTTTAGCAATAGCTAATAAAAATAATTACGGATACATAACGCCTCAGGATTTTAATCTGTATGCTCAACAAGCTCAAATGGATATGTTTGAGGATTATTTTTATATGTATAATAATTGGGTCCAAAGACAAAATGCTCGAGGTTCTGGATCAGGATACGCTGATATTAATAAAAATTTATTAGAGGTAATGGATTTTTTTTCAGTTCATCAAACTTTAGGCCAGACTACCGCTACTGCTAACATTTACACTTTACCACGAGATTATTACTTTATAAATAAAGTTTTTCATTATAGCAATCTTTTATTTGAAGGAACAACAACTGCGGTAAATAATCTTCAGTTAATAGATGCAAATGTAGTAGGGTGGACAACCATACCAGCATCTGCCCCTACGCCTCCTATTGGAAGTTTAGTAGTTAATACAAATACTTTTGCAGAAGCCTATGTTACAGGAGTTGTAAATTCAACTACTATTAATTTGAGTCAAAATATATTTACTGCAATAGGAGAAAATTATAGAATTTTTGATAATACCAAAATTAGAGAAGTTGAAAGAGTTAGTCAGAAAAAAATATTTTATTTAACAAACTCTAAACTAACCGCACCAACTAATATATTTCCCGCTTATGTTATGGAAGGTAATACTATAACTGTTTACCCTTCTAACTTAACAGCGAGAGCAGGAATTAGAACTCAATATATTAGATACCCAAGACCACCAAGGTGGACTTTTAGAGAGGTACAATTAGGTGAGCCAATTTACGATCCGTCACAACCTGACTTTCAGGATTTTGAATTACCAGATTCTGATGAGCCCACATTGATTGCAAAAATATGTCAATATGTAGGGATAGAAATAAGAGAGCCAGAGGTGTATAATTTTGGAAAAACAGAAGAAGATAACGAAACCAGAGAAACCAGCTAATTATGACATATATAACAGACTATCAATATTACGAAAACGGAGGTATAGTTCCTGAAGATAAAAATTGGGGATCATATCAATATGTGTCTTTAGAGGAAATAGTAAACAATTTTATGCTTATGTTTCAAGGAAACAGTGAGCTTGTAAATAATGCTAACAGATATAAGATTTTATTTCACGCAAAAAGAGGTATTCAAGAATTAAACTATGATGCGATGAAAGAAATAAAAATATTAGAACTTACTATATGTGATCAGTTAAGATTTGTACTACCTCCTGATTATGTAAATTGGGTAAGAATATCTTGGGAAAAAAACGGAATGCTTTATCCTTTAACAGAAAACATTCAGACCAATTGGAGTGGTGCTTACCTGCAAGATCATGATTGTAAAATATTATTTGATATTGATGGAAAT